GCGGGTAGGTGTCGATGAGGTTGAACGCCGCATCGATCACCGCGCATTCGTGCGCCCAGGTGAGGACAAAGCCGACGAAGAGTTGCGCGCTGCTTCCGAGGCCAACAACCTCGAGTCCGAGCTCCCCCTGCTGCACCGGCAAGTCCTGAAATTGGGCCGTGGGTTCACGTCGATCTCGACCAACCCTGACAATGCTAAAATGCCGCTTATCACGGTGGAGTCGGCGCGTGAAATCGCGGTCAACGTCAATGCCAGCACGCGGCGCATCACGTCGGCGCTTCGGCTCTATAAGGATGACTCGAGCCTGTCGATGTTCAACATGGCTACGCTCTACTTGCCGAACGCGACCCTCTGGCTCACGAGCACCTACGGCGGGTGGAAGATTTACGAACGCGATGACCATAACCTTGGCCGCGTGGCTCTGGTCATGTACCTGAACCGGCGCGAGATTGGGCGCTGGTCTGGCGAGTCTGAAATGACCGACCTAATGCCGCTCACGGATGCCGCGGCCCGATCGCTGACGAACTTGCAGCTTGCGCAGGAGACACACGCCGTACCAACTCGCTACGTTCTCGGCATCAGCAAGGGCGATTTTGTAGACAAGGACGGCAATCAACTCCCCGTGTGGGAGTCGTACATGGACCGATTCATGGCGACTGCAAACGAGAAGGCGACGATCGGCCAGCTCGACGCTGCGAACTTGTCGAACTTCCATCAGACGGTGAACTTTTACGGCAAGCTCTGCTCGAGTGTGTCCGGTCTGCCGGCACGCTACTTCGGGGATAGCCCGTCGAACCCTGCTACTGAGGGTTCCATCCGCGCCGATGAGTCGCGGCTGGTGAAGAATGCCGAGCGCAAGATGTCCGACTGGGGTTCTCAGCACGGACTGACCATGGCTTTTTGGCTGCGGTTCAAGACTGGCAAGTGGGTGGATGGTAACCGTGTGTCGACTCTCTGGTATGACGCCGGCACACCGACGTTCGCACAGCGGGCCGACGCATTGCAGAAGCTTGCAGGCGGTAAGCCGTTGATCTCGCGGGAAGGTGCGTGGGATGAGATGGGCTGGTCTGAGGCCCGCAAGGATCGCGAGCGGCAGTATTTCACTGCCGAGAACGTTGATCCGTATCTTGATTCTGCGCTGAGGCCGATGTCGGATGCTGTCACAGTCAACTAGCGACCATTACCAGGAGCAACGGAAGTTCAGCACGGTCGCCGCAGCCCAGATAAAGGGGCTGTGGGCGGGCGTGGGGCAGGACTTCGATGCTGACTGGTATCCGCGAATTGCGCAGGCAGCGGCGGTGCTCAAGGTGTCGCAGGCTGCGGCCGCGGTCACGTCTGCCGCGTATACCCCGGCACTCATGTTCGAGACGGGCGTGGAGGCGGCGCCAGCTGGCGATATTGTCCCCGGCGCATTCGTGGGCGTGAATAGGTACGGGCAGGCTGTAGAGGACACGCTAGCGGGCGCGACGACGACAGCAAAGAACTACGTCGGGCGCGGCTACTCCCCCACGGCCGCGCGTGACATGGCCTCGAACTGGCTGACAGCAATGACGCTTACTGTCGTCGCTGACACGGGCCGTTCTGCCGTATCCGCTGACATCGCCCAGCGCCCAACGTTGACCGGATATGTTCGGATGCTCAATGGGCCATCGTGCTCGCGGTGCATCGTGCTTGCCGGTAAGTGGTTCCGCTGGAATGAAGGGTTCCAACGTCACCCGCAATGCGATTGCCGGCACATTGCAGCCAAGCACGAGTCATGGGCGCAATCGGAGGGATTCATAACGGACCCCTACGAATCGTTCAACGGGCTTGACTCGGCGGCTCAGGACAAGACGTTTGGCGCTGCGGATGCCCAGGCGATCCGTGACGGTGGCGACATCTACCGGGTGACGAACATTCGGACTCGCGGGCTCGCTGACGACGTGCTGAAAAACACGGCGGGGCGCAATCGGGGCCGACAGTCGCGCCTCTATAACACGCCCTCACGCATGACCGTAGACGACATTTACGCTGTCGCCGGCAACGATCGAGCGATGGCCGTGTCACTCATGGAGCGCGAGGGGTTCATTACCGGCCCGCAAGTAGTCGGCGGCAATATCAAGGGCCGCTACTTCGAGGGCTACGCGGGCTCGATGGGTCGGGGTGGAACTCGGAAGGGTGCCACTGCGGCATTCCAGCGGGCGCAAGCAACGGGCGTCCGGGATCGCTATTCTCCTGACTCCCGAGTGTCGTTCGACTCTGCCACGCAGACTGCCGCTGAGCGTCGGTTGCATACGGCGTACTTGAATCAGCGCGCCGTCAATGAGGGCCGCAACCCGTTCACGGCGAACTCCCGCAGGCAACCGCTTACCCCACAGATTCGCAAGACCGTCCAAGACGACTACTTCAACGTCGTCGCGGATCTTGCCAACCAGCCCGATCAGGTGCGCCGTTTGGCACGTCTGCTCGGGATGAACTAAAACTTCCCGACTAGGGAGAACGCTACGGCAGCGAATGCCGGTAAACGCCGACGGGCTTACGGAAACGAAAGGCACAGACCCAATGTCTGGAATCAAACAGTACGCAGCAGCTCCATTACTCGCCAAGCATCCGCGATTGCGGTTCATTGACGGGGCCCCCGATGGTGCTGCTGGAGCAGTACCGCCTGCGCCGGTGCCAACACCGCCACAGGAGCCCGCTCCCGCCACGCCGGCTGCATTCAATGCCCCGACCTCGCAAGAGGAATTGGACCGCATCGTTCAGTCGCGTGTTTCGCGCGTGCAAGCAAAATACGCCGACTACGACACCCTCAAGGCCGCAGCAGATAAGTACGCGGAGCATGAGGAATCGCAGAAGACGGAACTGCAGAAAGCGACCGACCGCGCGGACGGACTCGAGGCTTCATCCACAAAGGATAAGGCAGAGCTCGCCCGCTATCAGGTCGCTCAGAAGCACGGAATTACAGAGAGGGAGCTTTCCCTCCTGACCGGCACGACAAGCGAATCGCTTGAAGCGCAAGCCGAGGCAATTCTTGGCATCCGCGGGCCGGTTGGTCCTGTTGTTCCAAAACCTGATCCGTCCATTGGGCCCAAAACGCCCGCCGCACCCCGTGACCTCAGTAGTGCCGTGAAATCGCACTACGGGGCCGAATAACTACCTAGGAGCCAACTATGGCAATCATTACCCTTGCAGAAGGCAAGAACAACGCCACCACCGACATGGACCTCGCCGTCATTGACGAGTTCCGCAAGACCGGCGTTATCGCCGACTCGCTCATCTTCGACAGCGCGGTGAACCCCGCTGGCGGAGGCGCAACCCTCACCTACGGTTACCGCCGCCTCATCACCCAGGCGACCGCCGATACTCGCGCGATCAACAGCGAGTACACCTCGCAGAACGTGACGACCGCGCAGTACACCACGAACCTCGCCGTTCTCGGTGGGTCGTTCGACGTGGACCGCGTGACCGCCTCGATCGGTGCCGCCGCGTCGGGTTCCGTCGCGCTGAACATCGCGCAGAAGGTCAAGTCGACCAACGCGAAGTTCGCAGATCTCGTCATTAACGGTGACACTGCCGTCGATTCCAACGGGTTCGACGGACTCGACAAGGCGCTCACCGGATCGAACACCGAGTTCCGCGCGAACCTCACGACCGACTGGACCGACTTCGACACCAACGCGCGTGCCGAGCACGTCGCACTGGACGCCATCGATGAGTTCCTGTCGCTGCTCGACGGCGCCCCGACCATCATCATCGGTAACGCCAAGGTTCTCGCACGTGTGCGTGCCGCTGCTCGTCGCGCCGGACAGTACACGAAGAACCCGGTTGAGGGTCTGCTCGATGCGAACGGACGACCGGTAACTCGCGAGTCCTACGGCAACGTCATCTTCGGTGATGCCGGCGACAAGGCTGGTTCGTCCAGCCCGATCATCCCGATTCGCTCGGCTACCGTCGCCACGGTTGCCGAGACGGGCCTCACCGACCTGTACGCATACCGCGTCGGGATCGATGGCTTCCACGGCGTGTCCACGGTCGGCGGGCAGATCGCGCAGACCTGGCTCCCCGACTTCTCCACGGCTGGCGCTGTGAAGAAGGGCGAAGTTGAGTTCGGCCCCGTTGCCGTCGCTCTCAAGGCGACCAAGGCCGCGGCCGTGTGGCGCAACATCAAGGTGCAGTAGTGGCAAAGGTCACAGCGCCGGTCGAGGGGTTCGCCGGAGTCGTCATTGGAGTCACCTTCACTGACGGCTCCGGTGTCGCCGAGACAGAATCACAGATCGCCTACTTCGAGCGGCATGGCTACGAGCTGGAACATGCAGCCGTAGCCAAGTCCCTCGAAGACAACACGAAGTCCGAGCTTGAGGCG